TATGTTGCTGCGTAGCAAAGAAACTTTAGCTATCAAAGAGATGTTTATTGATCCTCCTCGCCACGCACGCCTACCACCCACCGTACAACCACCAAAGAAGTAAATGAGAACACTCGATGAGATCGTACAACTTGCCGACAACTTTGAACAACGTTGTCAAGATAGTTTGGTAAAGATTGCGGTGGTCCGCAAATTACCAAACGGCAAGTATCGTGTACTTTCTCAAAAGGGTAAGAACTTAGGAACCTTCGATTCGGAAAAGGCTGCTAACAAACATCTCAGACAGGTGGAGTATTTCAAACACCTAGATAAGTCGCACGCCGAGGACGATACCTCCGTTATCGATTTGACTGATGCCGACGAATTTGCCTATTCTGCCATCATGCGTAAAATGCGTGAAAAGGCTTCTAAAGAGCAGGTAACCATTTTCCTCAAGCTATTCAAAGCCGAATTCGATCGTGCCGTCAAAGCTAAGTTGAAGAAGCCAGAGCGTTTGGCTTTACAAAACGCTCTGGTCAAGTTCAACAAACTACATAAGATTAAGCTAAGCAAGAAGATGGTCAAGAGTGCAGCCGTTAGCGAGTTGGGAGACTCCAGGGCTGTTGGCGCCTATTTGGCTAATATCGTCACTTTTATTCTCAATCGTGTGCCACCTGACCATAGACTTATCGCTCGCGATAGACTCAAGCAAAAGTTTGCTTTAATGAATACAGATGACATCGCTTCCAAACATTTGCCCGACTCCGCAGCCGTTGCTCAATCTATTACCTTTGTCAAGCACGTGCTATTCAATCATGACTCCAACTACATTAAAGAAGTTCTTAACGCCCTGGTGAGCGCACTATGATACACCGATTGCGTAAAGTCGCAGACGGTTTGTTCCGTGGTAGCGCTCCGACACCAAAGGATGTTTTATGGCTCAAAGAAATTTTAGGCATCAAGAAGATTGTGTCTTTAGATAAAGAGGCTGGTGATAAAATTGATCGTGCTTGTAAAATGTTGGGTATTGATCATGTCAAAGCTTATATAGAAGGTGTAGATAGAAAGTCTTTGTATAATGTTTTGAGTCAAAATTTGAAGCATCTATTAATAGATGGTGGTCCTACATATTTTCATTGTCATGAAGGTAAAGATAGAACTGGTTTACTTGCTGCTTTATTTAAGTGTAAATATATGGGCATGGATCCGGAGGCTGCTATTACTGAAGCCAAATCTTTAGGATTTGGTGTTGGTATTCCGCCAGAGATTACTCACCTATATGAGAAGTTGATTCGCGCCTGTAAACCGCATAAAGATCCAGATGTTAATAATGCTGATATAGTCGGTAATGAAAGAGAGTATATCAGTGATAATCGCGATACTTTCTTGGATGAGAGCCGTCAAAGCTCTTGGGCTCCATACCTAGATCATACTCGTCAAAACCCAATGGATGCCGTTTATGTTTATATAAATGACCAATCTCCTACTCGTGAAAATTACCAACAAACTTGGAAAGAGCCGAAGGAGAGGTTGGAAGAAGCAATAAATTCGCATGAAGATACCATACCTCAAGTTGGCACTTTTAATAATGATGCGGGCGCTAGAGGATTTGGACCCACCGAAAACTATAGTGGATTTTTTTATGATTAAGAAAAAGGCTTACGCTGTACAAATGAGCTATGAAGTGTCTGACGATGAAAAACGTCAGGCAGAACATGCTCTTTTGTGTTTTGAGGCATCTCTTAAAGTGCTTCAACAAGCCTCCGATCATCTCAATATTTTAAAGACTCCATTTAAAGATAACCCGGAAATGAGTCCTGATGAGGTTATGAAGGCCCGCGCCGCCCTCCGTCGTTTTAGAGACAAATCTATCGATAATTTTAATCATTTTAAAGAAGTATCTTTTCGATGTGTTAACACCATGCAGGTTTTTGCTTCGGATACGCAATCAGTAAAATTGATGAAGTCTATGATTACTGCCATCGATGAGTTAGAGGTAGACGTTAATAATTTTTCTGAAGTATTTGATGATTTGCAATCTAAAGATTTTTCTAAAAATGTAGTATCTGCTATCGAAAATGTCCAAAAACAGTGTGATGATATTGAAGAGATCATTGATGAAAGAATTAAACCACATATTCAGAATAATATTCTTGCCACAAGCTGGGTGGATTCAGTTAGTCAAGATTTACAGATGAAAATTGAAAAACAGACTCCTCTTATTATGGATTTGTATAATCAGAGGCAAGAACAGCTAAATGATGCTATTAAGGAGTGAAGCACAGTAGGTAACTAAAATACTGGTAATATCGCCACATATAATTGATTTCCATATGATTAACGGAAATTTGTAGCAATATTATATTATACCTGTGTGATCTCCCACTTGGAGAGTGTGATGTTTATTAAGCACGGCGACGGAAAAATTACTGGCGTTCTTAACGAAGAAAAGCTGACAGAAGAACAAAAAAAATCTGTCGAGAAAGCCGTTAAAGAAACGCAACCACCAACTGATACTTCTGAAGAGAAGAAATCAGGGAGCTAATACATGCCATTTAACAAATACGGTGAAACTGTTGAGATTAGAATTGAAAACACGGAATCGTGTATTCCAGCAGTGAGTCCTGAGATTTTGGAAAACTTCCAGAAGTTTGCTACCAATCTGAAAAAGATTGCGCCAAAGGCAGAAGACTTCTTGTACTTTTCTGCGGTTATGATGCACGCTGCTGAAGCAGCCGCCCTCAATGACGATGGCACCCCAAGAATGACCGCCAAGGGCGAAGCCGCCCAAGTGAGCTGGGATAAAAGCAATAATACTTGGAAATGGGTATCTAATGACCCTAACATTAAGCCATATAAGAATTCTAATGGCGACATTTTCCCCGAAGAAGAATTAGTTAAAGCACATAAAAAGTGGGTTCACAAGCCTCTTTGCATCGATCATAAGTCCAGTTCGGTAGATCATGTAAGAGGTTTTATTGTTGATACATATTATGATCGCAATCTCAAGCGAGTGATTGCGTTATGCGCTTTGGACAAGGCAGGCTATCCTCAATTAGCTAGAAACGTCTCTACGGGCATTTCTAACTGCGTCTCCATGGGTACGGCTGTGGGTCGTGCTATCTGCACCGATTGCTCCCGTGTGGCTCGTACCGAACAAGATTTTTGTTCTCATATGAAGAATAAGTCTTGCTACGGTGAAATCAATATAGACTTGAATCCAATAGAATTATCAATAGTAATGAATGGAGCTGATCAAAGAGCTACCATTAAGCATGTTCTAGCTGCTGCCAATACCCTCAATACTTATGTTGAGAATAAGCAAAAGGAATTAGCCAAATTAGCTGATCTGAGTTTTTCAGCTAGTTTGATCGTAAATGACCCACAAGGTATTGAAGGTGGTGGTTCATCTACCTTCCAGGTAAATGGAAATAATATAGATAAATTCAAGGCCGATCTTGATGAAGCCTTCCAAAGATTGACCGAAATAGCCAATGCTGCAAAAAAATCTGAAAAAGATACTAATCTTTCAGCATTTAATCAATCGTCGGGCTCCATCTCTATGGATGAAAGTGCCGAAACAGATTCTGGATTGGCTCTCCAAACTCCGCAAACCGTTAGGTTTGCATCTGCTGATGAGGCAGGTATCAGTGAGCTTCGTGAAGTTACAGCTGCTATCGAAGCCAAACTCAACCAAATGAAACACAGCTTGGATAAGTTAGCACAAACTTCTATAAAAACACAAGAGGAAACAATGACTGGATCAAACGAACTGAATAAGAAGGGTTACTACCAGGGAGCCGGCGGCGTGAATGAGCCAACTCCAGGTCAAGCAAAATATCCTAAGGACCCCCTCAACGAACAACTTCGTGAGAATGAGGATAAACAAATGGTAGGTCAACCACCTTTCCCAGGTGTGGGCCCAGTTGATGGAATGCACCCTTCTCCGGGTTCTGCGGATCCATCTGATGAACTACAACGTAAGAAGATGTTAGCCCGTGCCGAAGCTGAAGAGCGCGCATTGCGTCGTCAAGCTATCGTCAACTTGGCTAAGGAAGCCTTGCAGAATAAGGAAGCTTATTTCCAAGGTGGCGGTGGTGTTAACGAACCCACTCCAAACAAGCCAAAGTATCCTAAGGACAAGCTCAACGAAGAGTTGCGTGAGTACGAAGATAAGCAGATGGTTGGTCAACCACCTTTCCCGGGCGTCGGTCCAGTCGATGGCTTACATCCTTCTCCTTCTTCCGCTGATCCTAAGGACGAGTTGAAGCGTAAACAAATGCTCGCTCGTGCTAATGCTCTCACTGGTCGTTTTACCAAAGCTGCTAATGAAGACGGCACTCTCAACCAGGGCAACAGTGCTTGGGAAATCTTCCTCGGCGAGAAGCTCTTGTTAACTGCTTCGGTTAATGATTTATCCGCTGGTCGTCCAGAACTATTTTACGATCAAATTGCTACCAAGCCATTCGGTCTACAATTGATTGAAAAGATTAGGACTAAGGGCGCTGCTAGCGTAGCAAATCTAGTCAAAAAGGGTCAAGTTCCACCTCCTCCAGCAGGTGGTGATGTAGGTGCTCCACCAGCAGGTGATATGGGAGCTCCAGCAGGTGGTCCTCCAGAGGATACAGGTAAGTCTGGTGATCCAAAGCAAACTGCCATGGAACTAGCTGAAAAGGTTAGAGATTTATCTTCTGATCTTGTGGAAGCTGTTCGTGCTCTAACTGGTGAACAAGCTGAAATGGGTGCAGGTGATGAAGGTTCTAGCGCCCCTCCAACCGCAGGTGGTGCTCCAGCTATGGCTGATGACAGCAAAATGTCCTCTGCCTCTTTTAGCGCCACTACTTTAAATACTCTCAGACGAGAACTAAATAGCGCGTTAACTCACGCTATGAAGGAAGCCGTTGCAGAACTCAACGATCACAAACAAGAACTTGATATGATCGTCGGTTTGTTCGACAAGGGTGCCGTAGTTGATTCTAACAAGGACACCGTGAGCGCTCTCGCCGACGATGCTTTTAATGAGACTAAGGCTGCTGTTGCTGATGGCTTTAAGCTAATGAATGCTTTCGTCAAGTACGCTCGTGGTACTGAAGCTATTGTCAAGCGCGCTGAGATTGAGTCAGAATTACAAGCACTAGGTGCTGATGAAGGAGATGATATGAACGATGCCAAGAAGTCGAAGGACTCCTCTAAGGACAGTCACTCCGCTGACGCCGGTGACTTGATGGGTCTAATTAACGACACTAATGCAGATTTAGATGCTGTTCACAGCCTAATGAGCGATGACAACGATCATGTTGGTGAAGAGCCACATGACGAAGCCATGGAACATCTAGAGGGCTTAGCCGCACTAGATGACGAAAATGGTGCCGTTGAAGTCAAGACTCCAGAACAAGCCGCCCAAGTAACTAAGGCTAACCCAGCAGCTAGTGTAGTGGTTCAAGCTTCTTTGGATACCCGAGAAGGTCGTTCCGCACTACGCGCCAAGTTAGCTGCCGATGCTCTTGGTAAGGAAGATGATGGAGAAGTTCAAGATGCTTCCAAGATTCAGTTCAGCGATATGCTAGATCAAGCTGACGGTCTTGCTGATGGTCAGACCCACTTAGATGTCAAGCCGTCCGATAGCCTCGGATTGGTGGAAACTCTACCAGAAGAAAACAAGGCTATGTTGGAAGTCGCTAAGGCTCCACCAAAGGTTCGTAAGGAAGCCGAAGCTATTCAAAAGCTTGTTTCCGAAGGTTCCTTGGATCCAGCCGATCTAGATGCTTTAGTAGCAGAAGGTTTGGACAAGGATGCAGTGGCATACTGGAAGAAGTATTACAGCCAAACTGATGGCGGTTCTGAATTCGCCAGTGAATTGGTTAAGGAGCATGTGAAGGCTCAACTCGAAGAAGAGTTCAACAAGTTCCGTGTTAAGATTGCCAGAGCTTACGAGCTAGCCTATGATATGGCTGAACGTGGTATGTGCAACGGCGACAAGGGCTCTATCTCCCTACAAGTTGAGGAAATCATGAAGTTTGATGATCCAAGCTTCGAATCTCTTAAGAGAGTGGTTGCCAGAAACCCAGTAGTCGGTATGAAGAAGCAAGCTGGACGCCTTCCACTAGTTGGCGTACGTGAGAACGACGAGCTATCCTCCACTGCCAGTGTTGAAGAACAAGGTACGGAATATGATAGACTATCCTCTATGTTCGGTAACAAAAAGGGCTCATTCTAAAACTAGCTAACTAGGAAATAGGACTTACAATGAAAAACAACAGTGTATCAGATTTCGTAGCTGCATCCATGGATGCAGCTCTGAAGAGCCAAGAATACAAGACCCTCTTTGGTACTCAGTATAAGTATGCTGACGACCAAAATGATGCCAAGAAAGAAACCATGTGTGCCAAACACGGTGAAATGGATTCTTGCATGGCTGATGACAATGACGCCAAGAAGAAGGACTCCTCTAAAGATTCTTCCAGTGCCTCGGATCAAAATGATGCTCGTAAGAGCAAGGATTCCTCATCTTCCTCCTCTTCTTCTAGCAAGGATTCTTCCTCTGCTGATGATCAGGCAGCTAAAGCTAAGAAGGATTCTAAGGATTCCAGTAGCGCAGATGATCAAGATGCCAAGAAAAAGGATTCTAAGGACTCTAGCTCTGCTGATGATTCCGAGGAAAAGGTTTCCAGCGCTTTCGATGTGGCTATTGACAGCTTGCTAACTGCTTCTGCTGCTTTAGATTCTGTTGGTCTCGGACGTGGTTCCGCCCTCAGCTTGAAGCTAGCTTCCTTGGTTGTTGAAGCCAAGAAGAAGGACAAGGACTCTAAGAAGTCTTCTAAGGACTCCAAGAAGAGTGATTCTAACTCCGCTAAGGACAAGAAGCACAGCAAGGATTCCAAGGATTCTAAGAAGAGCGATTCCCATTCCGCTAAGGATAAGAAGAGCGATTCTAAGAAGTCTGACTCTAAGGACTCTAAGAAGTCTTCTAAGAAGTAAGGGATCCCATGTTCAAGAACAGCTTTGAGAACGAAATATTTCGTTCGATGGAGAAAACTCTAGTCAAAAATCAGACTGAGAACAACACGCACGGACTGAATAAGTTAGCTAAAGCTGTAGATTATTTGAACGACGCTGCTGTTATCTTTGAGCGTGCAGGTATGACCCAAGAAGCCGATCTCATCACTGAGGTACTAGCTGGTTTAGCCAAGGATCTCAAATGATTAAAAAGAGTGTCTTTGAAAATGAATTGATTGCAGGAATGCAGCAGGAACTGCGCAAACAAGCCTCAGGTGAAACGCCCGATCTTGTGAAGGCGGGAGAATGTTTGCATGCTGCCTTGGAGATTTTAGAAGACGCAGGCTTATCACGCCATGCCGATAAGGTATTGGGCATTCTGCACAAGATTGCTGCTGATTCAACTAAGCGCATTCACAAAGTACCTACCCTTCAAGAATTAATGAGACATGGTTTAACCACCGAAGATATTCAATCTTTCGGGCGTGGTGACACTGGTGCCAAGATGAAGATGAACTTGGTGCTTCGTAAAATGGACTTAGGAGAGCACGAAATTGCTCAGTTTATTGGTAAGCACAATGTGGTACCAGAACACGAACTAAAAACCTATCAAAAATTCATGGGATGGATGCAAGATCCATTTAAAGTTGACGAAGGACCAGTTCAGCCGGGACAAACTGTGGAACTACAAAGTTTACCACAGTTACCAGAAAATGAGAGTAATAAGCCAGTGGGTGAAGAAATTACTTTCAAGAGTTTGGCGAGTAAACCAGGACGTCCTGACAGGATTTCTGATGTTCATACTAAGAAATTAACGCCCGCTAAAATGGTGGAAAATCTTAAGCATCACGGCACTGAATTTAATATGCCAGATTTAGGTTGGGCTGACTTTGATCCAGAATTAGCTGATGCTCTGGATGCTCACAGTGCTGATGAAATGAATATTGAAGATATTTTTGATGCCGATATTGCTGATGACACTTTGGAAGTTTCCGACCTAGTTCCACTAGAAGACTTCGAAGATGAAGTATCTTCTCCGAAGTAATTCAAAGTGTGGATGATTAAGTTAGTTCACAAAATTCTTTGTATTTATCGTATTTGCGTGGCAAATAAATAGTCGTGTCTTGATACAACCAGTCCAATACTTTTTTGACTTGCAGATTACCACCGACAGAAAGAACGGTAGTGATTTGATTAGTTTTGGGTTTGGACAGCGATATAGAACAGTGAATGTCTAATTTGTTTTCTAGTAAATCTTTGACTACCAAGCAGAATTGTCCTGTGGAAGTAATTTGCCAGCCCCAGTCTACCTGTCCTGTTTTCGTGGGTTTTCGAGCATATAAGCTCCCATCACCATCGAAGTAGCCCCTGATAAAATGTTGCTGCAATTTTGGGTCAACCAGCCACTCTGGCCATGTTAGGATCAAACTCTTGACTGGAATACATCCCAATTTGGTGAGTTGTTGTGTTAGTAATTTACTGTTAATTCGTAGACGATAATATATTTCTGATACACTTGAATCGCTTACTATTTCAACAGAAGATAGTGGAGAAATCAAATCTCGAAATCTTTCCAATATCACTTTATCTTTCTCTTGTAACTTGATGCTTATCTCGTAACTGTGGGCTTTCTTCACATAATTATTACCATCAGCATACATAAATCCCAATGTGTATGCTTTTTCTTCCGTGTCAATTATGTCAAAGAAATTTTCGTTGGGTATATATTTTCTTGTATATGACTGTGTAGTTCTTCTTTGTATGCCGCATCTTTTCAAAGTGTTCATAATGAAAGTTTGAGAACAGCCGCATTTTTCAGCTACCTGATAAGTGTCCAGACCAGACGTATAAAGAGCAACTATAGTGGAGTCGAGTTCAGGAGATGATTTTATTTTCTGCATATTTAAGTATATAACCAGCCCGGTTGAAGTTTTTGTGAGGAATGAATGAAAATAACTAGAATGCCGAACATTGCGGCTCCAAAAAACTCAATGATTTCAGGTAGTTAATGTTGCGCTTGGTCCAAGTCGGAAATACTTTACCTGTCTCTTTTATTTGTGATCCAAGCGCGGAGTTTCAACCAGGTATGGTGGCCGAGCTTACTGTTATTGGTAACCAAGTGATGGCTACTGTCAGTAACGGCACTGCTCCGCTTGGTATTATTGACGATATCAAAACCAAAGCTTTTACCAATGTCAGCTGGAACGAAGTAATTATCGTCCCGGCTATTGGTGTTCCGGGACCTAATAATACTATCGTGACGCCAGTAGATATTAAAGCGGAACTGAGAAGACCAAATATTGTTCCTACCAGTTTCAGTTCGACTGTTAATGTTCTATTAAATCCAATTAATGGAGTTATTACCTTCGTGGCTGGCACTCAGCTTAATTTCGATGCTGCTGGTACAGGTACTCCTAACGCTATTCGTTCAGTAGTTAATTATACCTATCAAGTAGCCAATATTCCTGGCGATGATAGCACCCAGGGTTCTGGTCGTATGACCGTTTGGTTTGAAAGAATGTTTTTTCAAACCGATCAATATGAATCTAACCAACAATATCCTGTCCGTGCTAATTTATATTGTAGTGAAGTTGGGCAATTAACTACTCGCCGTCCTAGCCCTATTCATCCAGCCATAGGGATGGTAACAGCTCCACCCACTCCAATGAACCCTATGATCGAGATTTTATTTTTTTAATTCGGAATACGAGTTGAAAGCATGGTTTGCGTCTACTGCATTATGGTAGATTAAATTCTTTATCTGACTAATATCTCAGCATAATATAGACAAATCAACCGTTGGGGCTATTTATGACTTTTAAACATGTGAAATTTGAGGATTCTCCTGTAATGCGCTCTTTAGAGAGGGTGGCGCAGCAAAAGGGATTGGTTAAGGCAGATTCCCTTCAAAAAACAGCTGTTGCTAAGAAGATTGTTTCCAACTTAGTACCTACTGAAAGTTTACTTGACAACGTTCTTAGGTTATGTGTTGGTTTGCGAGAACGCGGATTCGATAAACAAGCTGAAGATTTGGAAACTCACCTGTCCAACTACAAGAAAGCTCAAACGTTATATGAAACTTCTCCTGAAAAGGGAGAAGATGTAATTGAGTTTGCGCATCCAGAAGGTAGTCATAAACTCGAGGGAGTAGATGCTAAGGATGATGGTGCCGTCTTTGAAGATATTCTAGATCAAATGGCTAAGTCCATTGAAATGGTCAACAAGAAACCAACTGGCAAATTATCTGAAGCTCAAAAAGCTATTCAAGCTGTAAAGGTAACTCTAGGTGCCGCCCCTTTAGACGTTAATTCTCTATACGCCCAGGCACAAGATGCGTTAGAGAAGTTTCGTAGTACTATGGGTAGTATTGCTACCATGATGGGCGAAAATGCCAGCACTAATTCTGAGTATTTGGATGGCATCAAAAATGTGTTAGATAAGAAACAAGTCTACCAAATGACCTCCGGTCATTTATATGGTCGCACTCCGGTAGCCTCTATTCTGCTTAATGTCTATGACAATTTTAAAAATACTATGGAACCTAGCTATCTTAATCCATTTGGTTGGGGCGGACCTTCCGCTTGGAGCCCCAAACAAGAACAGGCTTGGCAAGAAGTACAGAAGTATTTTCCCGTGTTGAAAAAGTATGCCGATCGATTTCACACTGTGGTTTCTCAAATTAATGATATCGAGAGCGGCGTCGCCACCAAAGCCGATCAAGAAGCGGTCTCACAATTCGATCCTGAAGGTCCCGCCAATATCCTAATTAGTAAACTACAGGGTTTGAAAGAGACCATCAATACAGATATTTCTAAAATTCAACAAAAGAAACTACCCAACGCTAATGATTTGGTTGGCTGGTTAAATAAAGCTAGAGATAATTTCGTAACCAAATATATGCAAGAATTAACTGCTTCGGATAAGGGAGAGCAAGTAACCGCTGATTATGGCGCTAAATACAATAATCTTAAATCCAAGATTGATGCCTTTGAACAAAGGTGGTTAGCATGAACGGTAAGAAAGGTTTAGTCAACCTGATTAAAAAGGTAGCACAGGAATTAGAGGACGCTCCGGGAGTGACTCCTAAGAGAGCTCCTGCGCCACCACCGCCCAATTTGCCGCCCCCTCCCCCTCCGCCCATTGGGACGCCGGCACCCGCCGATTCAGTTGTCCCTAGCGAGGCGAAGTCAGTCGAATCAATGGAGCCCCCCGCCAGCATCGTGAGGATGCAAACAGAATTAAAGAATTTGGCTAATACCATGACCAGCCAAGTGGATCTGAAACAATTGGCTGGACCTCAGGGTGCAGTTGGACCAGATCCCACCCGAGAACAAAAACAAGCCTATGGACGTATGTCTTTCGCTGATTTTATTACCCAGCACTACACCAGAGACTCCGATATTCCGGGTGTAGAGTTTGATTGGGATCCAACCAAAACTGACATGAAGGATAAAGATCCTTCCAAACCAATTCGTACTAATGTAGTAATGGATACCATGCAAAGAATTGGTCAGCCGGAAAGCGAGTTTAAGATTGATGGTATTTGGGGTCCTAGAACTAATGCTTCTTTGCGTAACGCCTATGCTATGGCTTTTGGTATGCTGAAAATGGCTACAGATTTCAAATATCAACCTCGTGCATATAATCAACGTAATTTGCAAGCCTTGAAGGAATTGATTCCACATTCTGCCAACGAAATTTCTATTCAAGAGAAGATTGAGAGGGCTGGCGAGATTTCTAAACACTTACAGTTGATTAGGGCTCTATATCGAGAAATAGAAACAAATATTTTTAATAGGAAAGAGTTCCAGCCTTATATTGATGGTACGCAACCTTATGCTACTTATGCTCCAGGCAAGGCGTTGGATCCTCGTATGATTGATGAGCTCAACCAGAAGTTTATTAACATGAAGGTAATGGGAACTGTTGATGGTAAAAATGTTGCTGTTCCTATTTTGGTAAGTGATTTGGTGAGTACGCAAGCTTTAACAGACTGGCAGAAGAAGAATATGCCAAGTATGTCTCTTGTAGATATTTTATCTCAGATTAAAAAACACTTAGATAGTACTGATCCTGCTAAAAGGACACAATAATGACTTTTATTCTTGAAGATAAACAATTAGTAGATACGCTACTTAGATACGCTCAAGCCGCACAACCACAGAGATATATGGCTGTCAGCCCAGAGGATGTTAATGTCGTGCGTGGTCTAATTGGTGATCTAGAACAGAAGTTATCTGGAGAAGCTGTTGCTGTGGAACCGGAAATTACTACTGGCAGTGAACAAAATGCCGCGCTTTCCAGCTCCAATATGAAAAATCTGAGTACCTTAGTTAATTGGTTGGGTATGAATGGTATCAAAGTCAATGGTAAGAACGTAGTAGTCGGATGGGATGATTTGCCTAATGATCCGTCTTATGTAGCATACCAATTTGAAGGAGATCAAACTTTTAGACCTTCTAATCAATTGGTTTTTAAGGTCAATAAGGAATTACTGGCTCAATATCTCAACAGTTTACGAAGTCAATTATCCAAATTACCTAACCCAGTGATGCAAGCCCAAGTAGATGGGTTGGTTCGTGAAGCTAACGAACAATTAGGTACCGGTGTGGGTAAAGACCACCCAGAGGTGAAACAAACTCCCGATTCTAAGTCAAGTGGTAATGCTTCGCCAAATCAACCGGGACCAAGTGGTGCGCCACAAGCCGCTACTCTGCAACAACTGGCAGACATTTTACCATTACAGAGAGATGTATTGGATTTTGGAAGAGTCAGAGATTTTATTAATCACTATCGTAGTTTGGTGGGTGCAAGTACCGATCCAAATAGAGCACAACAAGCTAATGTAGCGATGGATCAGGCGGAACAGTTTATGCAAGCCGCTACTAAAAATACCTTGGGTCAAAGTATGACTACTTTTCATATGGACGGATTGTCAGCTAATGATTTGAAAGAATGGTCTACTCCTCCTGATCCGGGTCAAGCCGCTCGTACTCGTGGTAGTGCTAGGGCCTTAGCCGACTATCTAGAACAGGTAGTACGACAGGTGTATGTCATTGTTAAAGATTTATACAACTCGCACTATCAACAGCTCAGAGATCCAAGATTATCTGATTTAAATCTGGCTATTCAACAACAAGTAGGTGGTCCCAGCATCCCATTTGGGAGCTCTTTAGCTAGTTCTAACATGGATGATATTCAAACGGCTCGTGCCAGATTGCCACAAGTAGGAGCCTAATGACTAAAGGTAATGCCAGTTTTTATCTAGATACACAGCTCGTTGAAACAGTTTTAGGAGATGGTAAATTCACCAAAACTGCGCAGGCTGGAATTTTGTCTGGATTGGGGGGCATGGTTAAAGAATATTTTGGTGCTCACTTCGATCCCAACGATAAGGAGGGTAGCGTCATTAATATGTTAGCTCCCGCCGCCATTTCCTCTCTCTTCCGTGCTTTTGGTTTTGGTAAGCTGGGGTTGCTATTTGGTGTAGCTGCTAGTGCTTTACATTTGGATGTAGCGAGTATGATTCGTAGTATCTACGAGCGTCTCAAAGTATCTATTGGAAAGGGTCAGGTTACACCATCCGAAGTAGATGGCGCAGTTAATGAAGCTATCCAAGAGCATACCACTTCCCCACAAGAAAATGACCAGTCCCCCGCTTTCGATAAGAGAAATTTCGATAAAGAAATAAGAGATGCTCGCATAGTGCGTTTAGCTTTAGAGCAATATGAAACACAATTGTTTCAATTAACCAAAGAAGGCGCTCCCGCCCGTGGTTGGTTTTCTAGTGCCAAGCGTTCTGCTACTGGTAACTTGATTGGTCGTATTATCGGATGGGTTTTTAAACTTATTCTAATGTCGGCAGGTTTTATGGTAGCTGGAGACATCGCCAACAAACTATTAGGTCGTCCTAATGCTCTAGATCATACTTATCAGGCAGCCCCTTCCAGCGAAAATAGCATCACTTCACATCCCGCATCTTCTAATGTGTGGATAGAACACGTGACCAATGATCCAAATTCCATCGAGAATATGTTGCTTGGTTTTACCAGGGATATTTATCCGAATTTAGTGGGTAAAGAAGATGCTATTAAAAAATCTCCTACTTTTCAAGCCATTAAAGATCAAATTGTTTGGTATAACCATACGGCTGCGGGAGAGCCGGAGGTCTATATTCCAGCAATATATACAGATAAGAAATCTCTAGTGGATCGTTACATCAATGAGGTGACCAAAAATGCATCTTGATTACCTGCATATCCAAGCATATTCATATAATTTACCATGGTGGGATAATGAGACGTTCAGATATTTTTGAGACTTTTGTCAAGATAGCCGAAGAAAAGGGCTTGGTTTCCAAAGGTTCACCAGAATCTGTGAAGGAAACTTTAGAAAAGACTCATCGTGCCGATTCTTTAAGTATTGAGGATATTGCTCATTTGTATAACACCAAACCTGGTGCTCCCAAGGAGATGGAATATAAGAAAAATATCGTGGAAATTGCTCATCCTGAGCCTCAAGTGCTGTTTAATTCCTATGATAAGCTCAATGCTTTAGTGGAAAATATTCAAGAGCGTCAGAACATTCTTCTACATATCGTCAACAAAAATTCTCCCGATGGACAGTTGACCAATCGTAAATATGCCAAACGCGACTTCATTCTTTCTTTGGTGAGAGTGGGCAACGATATGGATAATCGTGGTCAGTCTGATCTAGTGACTTTAGCTGATGCTTGTTTGTATCAAGCTACAGCTAAATCTCTAAAGAAAAACGCTCAATTACAGCTAATTATTCCACTTATCGCTGCCGCGATGGGAGGATTATATGCTAAACAGCATCTTCGTTTTCATAGCGATGGTTTTGAAAGAGATTATCAGAAGGCGGTGGCTGAATTAGACGATTTGCTCAATTCTAATAGTAATTTTGGGGTAGGATACGAATATAAACCAGAATTTATTACTCGAGTCAATGATATCAAGAATAAGTTAAACGATTTAAACACTTCCGTTCAATCCGTTTTACCGGAGTTAGATAAATTGGAAGCGCCACATACCGGATCTGAATTGGTCACCATTGCTAAACAACCAGACACCCATGAAGCCCTACATGCTCTGCAAGAGTTTAAGAAAGTAGTAGGAGAAGTATATCCATATTTACGTCAAGTAGTGGCTGACTTTAGCAATGAAGGCTATAAACAACGCCAAATTCAAGATAAGGGATGGTTAACTGGCGTGGTAGATAGCACCGAGGTATTGCACGGTGGCAAAGGGTTAATTGCGGATGATTTTGATGATGTAGCTCATGCCTTACAAACTATCTTCTATGATGTGGCAAATATTCAGAAATCTTTATCTGGTGCTGATAATGCTGCTGCTCTAGCTCAACAACAATTACAATCCGCCCAAGCTAGTATGCCGGGTGAAGAAGCTTCTCAAGAACCAGAATCTGCCTCAGTACCTCTTCCAACTGCCCACGAAATGGGTGGTAGAACTTCCACAGTTCCTGCTAATCCGGTGGAACAAGATCAGGCTTCCCAGTTGGAAAAAGAACTCTCCGACTTCTCTTGGGAAGATTTAAAGGGCTAATCGAATTATTTTGACCAAATCTGGGAATAATACTATATCCCTGATGTAAGTCAAAGGTGTAAGTATATGCCGATTGCAAAAATCGAGCATTCAAGATTAAATAGGAAAATAAAATGTCTCTAAAACTTTTACAACCAGGCATTCAGCCTTTGGGTCAATTTGATGGTCTCGACTCTGACGTATTAACGTTGAAGGGTGGAGAAGTTGTTTCTTTTGCTTCTACCCAAACCTCTGGTCAACCAGGTGTTACTACTGCGAGTTTGGATAAAGCGGCTTATGATTCATTCGACGGATACGTCAATGGTGGCAGCAACGTCTTTTATCGTCCAGTGGTAACTAGACTGTGGAATGGTACTAACCTTCCTGCTGACGGTTATACTGCTGTAACAGCTAGTGCTCCAGTGGGCGCTGCAACCGGTCGTCCTTTGATGCTCGCTGACGATGGTATTACTGGTTACGGTACTCTCTTCGGTACTGTAGTTGGTGGTACTGTTGGTCAAGTTTCCTACGGTCCAAACAGCGTTGTTGCTTCTGCTAACTTGCTCGGACCTCACACCGCTACCGGTTCTGGTAAAGTAACTTGCTGGGATAAGCCAGGTCTCTACGCCGTCTCCTTGGACGCTGTCGATACTACCGCTTCTACTGGTTTAGTTCCAACTAACGTTACAACTGCTACCGTCGGCGTTGCCCTTGGATTCACTTCCTTGGGACTCTTGACTCCAAGCGGTTCTGCTCAAGACATTACTCACGGTCTAGTGAGCGTGGGTCACTTCGTTGAGTTCAACACCAACGGTTCTTTGGTTACTACTCCTAACTTCCTAGTTGCCGCTCTCAATAGCCCATCTGGTAACGTTAGCTCGCTTGGTCCAAGATCCTTCGCCTTTGCTACTATTTACTTTGCTCCAAAGAGCTAATCTGACTAGTCAGTTTAGTTGAAATCTTAAAACAACCAGCTCATTCGAGCTGGTTGTTTTGTTTTTTATGCATTTAAAATTCAAAATATGGTAATATTGAGTTATTCTTGTTGATACGCAATTTGCGTATGCTGGTTTTTCCGGCAAACATTTCCAATAAAAACGTGGAGAACACATGAATATGTTCAATAACCAAGGCGCAGTAAACGCCTCATCCCTTAAGGATGCACTACAGACTCTCGTCAAGTATGCTGCTATTCTCGAAGAGAACACCCCAGCAAATCAAGGCTTGGCAGGTCAACCATCTTTGTCTGATGACAAGCGTGATGAGTTGATTTCTCGTGCCATTATGACCCAAGACGGTAAAATTGCTCTAGCTCAGGCTATGGCAAACCCAATCCGTAGAAACCTAGATTATCATGGTATCGCTCGTCGTGCCTTGGTGGTCGATCCATTGCCACAAGGTGCTATGCCAACTTACGATAGAGATATCGATGTTGCCGCTGTAGTTATCTCCAGCAACGGTACTGGTCCAGAATCCAGAGTATTCGGTGACAGAGTAGTTGTCCCTGAATTCGAAGTTTACGCAAATCCAACCGTTAGAATCGCCGAAGTCAAGCGTCGTAGATTCAACGTTATCGATAGAGCAGTCCAGAAGGCTCGTCAAGAAATCATGGCTCAAGAAGACGCAAACGTTTTCGCAGCTTTGGATGCAGCCGCTTCTGTGGAAAATACTCTAACCGACATCGCTGATGCCGGTCTTCTCAAGAGAGACTTGGTTGAAATCAAGCAACAAGTTGATCGTTGGGACTTAGTTACTACCAAGTACTTCATGAACATCAATGAGTTCACTGACATCCTCAAGTGGGGTTCTGGTGGTGGACAAGGCGTTGGTGGTGGAGACTTCGATCCAGTAACCATGCGTGAAGTTCTACAAACTGGTCTTTACGCTCATATTTGGGGTACTGACATTATGGTAAGCAAGATTGTTCCTCCTGGAACGATATACGGCGTAGCAGATCCTGAATTCGTCGGAGTCATGCCAATTCGTCAAGACATTGAAGTCTTGCCAGCAGACGAACCAAAGCAATTGAAGCTTGGATGGG